TCGTTGCAAGTTTTTTTCAGGACCAAACCGACTCAACCCCTTGTATTTACTGGGTTTCCGTTGATTTAGTCTTATTTTATCATCATCATCCCCTATTCTGCATCCGGTCCATGCCAGAATGTAGAAGAATGGATAATAGCAAGCATATTTCGGTGTATTTCGCATGAATTCCAGTAATTTCCCCTGCTGGCTGTCTTCCAGGGAATGTTTTATCGTTTCCTCTATGTCGTTCTTCCTTTTCACGGCTCCAACACATCCGGTTACAGGGTTATTTCTGATCAGATGCCGCTTTACTGCCAGATTAAAGGCCGCATTCAATATTTTATTGACTGACTCGACCATGCCTATCTTTACCGGCTTCTCCTTGTCATTCAGCATATTGTTGTAAAAGGTTTCTATCATGTCGGCCGTCACCTTGTTTGCTTTCTTTTTGCCGATGCTGTTCTTGATATGGACCCTGTAAACACTATTGGTACTGTTCAGGGTTGCAGGTTCCCAGTAAGGCATTTGCATCCTAATATGCTCCTCTACCAGCTTATTTACTGTTACATTCCCCTCCCAGACTTTAAGATCATCCAGGATCCCTTTTTGAATATTCTTTTCTATCTCCCTCAGACTTGGCCCCGGCTTCTTTCCCTCCGGCATTTCATCCTCGGGTCTTAATCTCCAGGAATATACATCATGTGCCTGTTGAGTATCATCATAGTATCTGAAGCGGTATTTACCGGATTTATCCTGACTTTCACCTTTTTCCAGAACGATACCTCTGTTATCTCTTCTTGTAGCTGCCATTATATCACCTTTCTTTCTGCGATCTGATCTATCATCTCAGCAAATTCTTTATCATTATCTAACCACCTCAATATATGGTAAAAGGGCAGCAGTTGCCGCCCCTCTCTATGATTGTCCTATTTTAATCCAAGAAAACTACAAACAAATCTGAAGATTGTATATGTTTGGTCGTGATCCGCTTTCTCTAACACCTCTATGAGTTTCTTTTTGTAGTCCATATTATTCCTCGCTGCATTCTTCCTTGTGCGCCCTTTTTACGCATCCATAAATAAATTTTATCATTGATTCACTATGTATTTGCTGTATCATTTCAATAATTTCTTCTTTGTAATCCATATTATGCCTCCGCCACTTTTGCATTGTCCTTTATTCGCTTTACCATCAGATAATTTGCAAGGTTATGTACCCTCTTGAGATCTTCCAGGTCATTCATCATTAAAGCATCTGTAATCAGCCAGAAACGCTCCTGATCTTCCTCTGATAATTCCATAAAGGCTTCATTACTGGAACAAGCTGTCTGAAAGAGTTCTGCCAGTTCATAAGTGTGCTGCAATGATCTTCTATTCTTGTTGTTCTGAACCACTTCCATGATTGCCTTTCTGCAAGGACTCTGAGTTAATGTGCATCTTTCCATTACTCTTCACCCTCCTGTTCTTCCTCTTCTTCCGGCGGCTGCTGATTGTATACTGTCTTTACATAGCTTAGAGCCATGCTGAGGCATTTATAATCAAAGATTTTCAGCGTAAAATTGATAATGTCTGTCTGCATTGCAAAAATTAATCTCTGCTGTGAACAAAACTCCCAGTCTTTTTCCAGATTATCAGCTTCTTTCTTTGCTTCCTCGAGCTGTTCCTTGAGATCTGCGATAATCTCTGTTGCAAGAGCTGTGCTTACTTCTTCTGTCTCCTGTGCCGGAACACCTGTGGCCTGCATCACTTCTGTTTCTTCTGATGTTCTTAATGTTTTTTCTTTACTCATGCTTCATTCTCCTCTCGTTCTAATTCGTGTACATAATCACATACTTTAGCAGATATAAATCCGCCAAAAAAAATTACAAGAACGTCCATTACCGAAATCATGCTTTCGTTCCTTTCTTTTGTTGTCTGAGGGGAATGAGTATGTTATAATACGCACAGCCCCTCGATTTTAGTCGGTTGTCGGGTTGCTTTGCCCCTATCGGAGTACCAGTCCGGTAAGGGCTTTTTTATTAAATTGCTTCTACCTGAGACTTTCCGAAGAAACTGGCTTTGTATGTTGCCCCGTCTCCTCTGCTTCCCCAGATCAGAGAACATCCGAATAATGCTGATGCTCCATGCTTTACCTTATAACCAAGCTCTTTCCACTTAGCAAAGGTATTTGTCTCTTCAGCGATTCCTGCTGCCTGTTTCGCTGTCTCGATTCTCTTTGCGTTAATTTCCTCAGCCTTTGCAGATAACCATGCTCTGTGAAGGGATTCCCCGAAGCTGATCCCTTTTGTCTTGCGGTAGATTTTCCACGCTTTCAACATGATCTTTGATAAGTTGTACTTCATGTTCTGTTTCTCCTTTCTGTTGGGATTCCTCAACAGCCCCGGCAGGCTTTAAACATCTAGTTCCTCTTGAACTTCTCAATCTCTCTTATCCTGTTTCCCGGTGTTCTGTTGTTGTCTTGCTTTCCCTTTCGGTACTCCCATCAACCTTCGCTGTTGTTGTATTCCCTTGAACTAATCATAGTATACTATGTACGTAGTTGTATGTCTATTGATATTTTGCATAAATATGTACGTAGTTTTTCTGTATTTTTTACTATGTACACAGTTGGCTTTTTGTGTTATACTATGTACATAATAGGGAAAATGTAAGTATTTTATTACGCCCTCTTTCCAGAAAGGAACTAATACCATGAGTGAAACCAGTGCAAAAAGAAAATACGATATTGAATATGCCAAAAATAAACTTAAACGTATTCCTCTTGATGTACAAAAGGAAAAATACGAGGAAATCAAAGCCGCTGCAACTGCTGCTGGTGAATCCGTAAACGGATATATAAAAAAGGCTGTAGATCAGCGAATGGGCCGCGACAATGCATAACACGAAAGGATGTGCTACCATGGCAAAACACTTATATACCTGTGATGATATTATGAATCTGCCTGATTTCATCCGGGTAGAGTTATTTGACGGGGTGATTTATACCGATGACTTCACAGATCTGGAGATCGATGTGGAAGTTTTCCAGAATCCACCGTCTGAGGAGCATCACGTTACCTATCGTCTTTCTATCGTTAAAAAATAAAGCAACATCTGATATTTTACTGTTCCATTTATTAGGAGGATTATATGAGCCTTTTTAGCAAAATCAAAAATGTTTTCAATTCATCATCCATTGATATTCCTGATGCGCAAACCATCTATTTTAAAAACGGAGAAATGTACAAAGTGTACCCCACCGATAAGGAAAGTTGGTACGATGCCAGATATCTAGTTTCAGATGGAGTAAAATATGATCTGGAGAATCTGGATGATTTAAGGTGTATTCCCATACCTGCTTTTACAAACATTGATATTATGCATGGCTACGGTATTACCGGAAGTTTAGAATATGTATTGCGCATGAAAGCTGGCAATCTCCGTAGAAAAGGACTCCTTAAAGAATCGAATTCTATCTTGGAGCGGATTCATCTTTTTATGGGTGCAGCTGATAATGGATATCAAGAAAAAGATTTTTTAATATATTCACATCTTCTCCTAAAAGAAGGACATTTTGAAGAATCAGAAAAATATAAAGCAATTGTGCAATCTTATTTAAAAACATTAAGAGTATGCCATAATTCCTTTTCTTTCTATAATTCTTCAAAAGATATGATGGACAAATTGCTTTTTGATTGTGGAAAATATAATACTGATTACATTTCTATGAGTGCCCATCGTGCTTGTTGTGAGGAATGTAATAAATTGCAAGGACGAGTATACAGTATATCAGGAAAAAGCAAAATCTTTCCTAAATTGCCAGATGTAATACGCGAAACAGGAAAAGTTCATGATGGATGTGGTCACAATTTTTCGGTCTTCTTTTACACCGGGAAAGATGATACTATTTTCGACAAAAACGGAAATAGCGTAAATGCTATAAAATCCAGTCAACGACCTTTTAAAGACGATCGTACTGCAGAAGAAAAAAAGAATTATTTAGAACATCTTGAACAATTACAGAAAGAAAAACAAAAGGATTTAGACGAAATTGAATATTACCATATATTTTATGAGCTTCCTGAAATTGCTCCAAAGTCATTCGGTGGATATCGTAGAATGAAAAATGCTCAAACAAAAAATTTTCTCAAACTCAAAGAGCAAGCAATAAAACATGGGATTTCAATAAGCTAAAACTGAATGTAGTATATTTATCCAGGCAGCCAGTAGAGCGGCTGTGGTTCCCTGATTCTGAGCCTTGACAGGAGGGAATGCTTATGAGCGATTATGAGATTTTTATGATCATTCTGACGACAGCCAGCTTAATTGTATCTATCCTTACATACACACATAAGAAATAGCCGCCCTGCTCTCTGGTAAAGAATAGGCGGCTACGTCTTAAACATATATCTTGCCAGGACGGGGAACCTTGACTTCCCTTACTGGCTGTCTTGATAAGTATATTATATGCCAGCTTCAGGAATTTGTCAATTTACTATAAACTGCTGCCTTATTCATTCTTCAATATGTTCTTCAGCTTTGTTTTTCTTTCTTAATGCTTCTTTCCCCCTCCAAACATGTCCTGTTACCTCATAAACTTTTCGCGGTGATACAATGTACGTAATCCGGCTACCTGAAAGGCTTTTTGCTGGCTTGTTGTTCTGGATAGCTACTCCAATCGGAAGCCATCCGTATACGATACCGGCTCTAATAGATGCTGCTGGAATACCAATTAGCTTGCTCGCATCAGCTACGGATATGCCCTCTGATGAGAACTCCGGCATCTGCGGTATTCCTGAGATGATTCTCGCCACTTCTGCGGCGAATTTATGTATTTCTGCGTTTTCTTTGATGTAGTCGTCAACTGCACTCATATTTTGCTTCTCCTTTCTATACTGCTTCTAAATACGCCAAGTCTTTCACCGTCTCAAGGCGTTCCTTGCAGTCTTTATATATTTCCTGATAATGTTTCCCTCGCATAATTCCCAGATCAACCTCATGCAAAATGATATTTTCCATTAAAGACAGGTTATTAAGCTGCATCACCGTAGCTTCGTCCCTTTTATTGATTCCTGCCATTTTATTTGCCAGTCTGGTATAGGTCATATAAAGCATTTCTGCATGGCTGCTGCCCTGTCCCTTTGCATACTTAACAAGTTTCTGAATCGTATCCGTCTCTGCCTTTCTGGTAAGCTTTCCTACCTTCCGGGTTTCAATCCACATCTGAGTAGATTTTTCACGGATAAAGTTCTCCATCTGATTAAATGCCCGGATATACTGCAATTTCCATTCAAGAGCCTCTTTTCCAGTAAAGCCCATTGCTAAAAGAGAAAAGCCATCACGATTCATATAAAATTTTCTATATGATTGCCCGTTACCAGATTTGTAAGAAGAAATCTTAAACATTATTTTCACAGCTGAATTTTCAGCAATGAGATTATCAATACTCTGCAAAACATTTTTATGTTCTTTTCCAAACTTCTCAGCTACCTGCAAGCTGTCACATACTGCTTCATCATTCTTTGAATAAACAAGTTCATTCATACTGTACGCCTTTCTTTAGCTATATCCCAAAATACCATCTTGTTCCATCAATTTATTAATTTCTCGCCGCTTCCTCACCGCTTCGATCAAATATATCGACTGTTAATCGACAGTTCAAGCACTCCCTGTTCTCGCCGTTTTACTTCCATTTTTCACGGCTTCGATTGGAGCGACATTGAAAAATCAGCAATAACGCCTGACCGTATTTCTCATAATAGATTCTTTATTGAACCGTAGGTTCGGCAGCAGGATTTTTATTAACTACCAGCATCACCGCTTCTACTGTTTTATCGGCTCATTTAGCCTTTATATTTGCTCTCCCTTACAACTTTACCTCAAACACTCTACAATCGTTTCTCGCCCTGTTTTATCCTTGTGTTGCTGTATTTTCAGACCTATTCTGCCTCAGTCGTTCTCCCATCTGCTGCCGCTGTTCCTCTGTATACTGCCTTGGCGGAGAAATCCGAAGCCAGGATACTGGAACATGAGCACAAATGCTTCCGTCCTCGTTATCCGCAATGATCTGGCAATCTTCCGGGTGCTTCTCTGCCAGCTTACGGATTACAGACTTATACCGACCCTGCGAGAATGATAAAGTTGCTCTGGTATCATTGGTCATAAATTCAATTACATTTTCGTTACATCCATCCATAAAAATCTCCTTTTTGTTTTGTTCGTCTGTTGTTTGATTTCTCACGGTTCGCTCTTGGTTCGATGATACCTAAAAGGTCATTTCTCGGAGTTCGCTCGGAGTTCGTTTCGAAATCATCCCCTGCATTTTAAGGTGTAAGATATTTTTTAGGGTCTCCGAAATCTCCGAATATTTTCGCGCGCGTAATCGTGTTACAAAATTCCTTTGCGTGCGTAATCGTGTCAACGAATTCCCATACTCCCGTCATTTTTTGTCTAAAAATCCATCAATTTGTAATCATCTTTAATATCATCAGGCAATCCCTTAAAAAGGAAATTCTGAGGCAATCTTCGCAGTGCTCCAATAATTTCAAATCGCTGTTCACTCTCCAACATAGTTTTTATTTCTGGATATTCTTCAACATTCTTTGTATACCATGACTTCTGTTGTGGCGGAGAATACCGGGGATCATCACGCACATACAGGAACAGCCACTCTATACACAGGCTCATTGTAAATTGAACATACACCCCACATTCGTAATAATATTGAGCTATCATGAATGCATCATGAAGTGTAGTTGTTATCTGCTCTGGTTTCTGATAATGTCCCTCTGGATAATATTTCACGATACATTCATCTTTTATGAAACTCCATGGAGCTATGGACACAAACGGAGCATGATCTGCCTGAACCGCCATTACCATCTGAGCTCTTTGGTATAAAGCATCAAGCCTTTTAATCAACGGACTTCCCATAATTCACCACCGCCTTTAAATATACAAATCCTTTGCCTGTTTCTTCGTACCATTATGGCTCTGTGATTTCTTTCTGGCATTTTCCCTTTTGCAGGCTCTCAACCACTGATGCAGCTCCGGCACACTCGTAGTTCTTATCGTTACACGCTTATTTCTTCTCGGCATTTAATGCTCCTTCCTATCAGATTAAACCCGTCCGATTCATAAATCTATCATTTACCCCTCTTCTGTGATTTCTGTTCCTGTTCTACTCGTGACATCAATTCTTCCATAGCTTCCAGACGTTCAATCATATCTACATTTTTTGTCCACTGAGAGCACTGTGACAATGCCGCATTAGCTGCGTTTACTCTGATCTGCGCCGGTACTTCCGTATCAATAGCCGTATTGACCAGCACTGCTGCACATTCTCCCAGTTTTCCTTGCAGGTATGCAATTGCCCCCGTTACAGCTTCATTTCTCGCCTCGGAATACTTACGTTGAAAACTGTCTGTGTGAATTACAGTATATATTGTAGGTCTGGGAATCTTCGTCTTTTTAGATATCTCACTTATATTCGGGCATGTTAAAAACGCCTGCACCAAGATGTCCTCGCGTGCCTCTGCTGATATACCTCTTGCCATAATAATCACCCCTAACTAATCAATGATATTTCAAATACATAAAAACAGACGGTTTTGACAGGTTCTACTCTAACCTTTAAAACGGATATCTATTACATGTCTGTAATGCCGCCCGGAACACAGCCAACGTTTTCTTCCGGTACGCATAAAAATCTTTACGATCAAGCGCAACAAACTTCTTTTTGTTCATCTTGTCATAGCTCATTCCAATTACGATACAGCAGTATAATTCGTCAACAATGTTCGGATACACCTCCGCTGCACACTGCAACAGCAATATCTTGTCCCGCATCTCAAGATTCTTGCAAAATTCACCCAATCTCTTATCTTCATCTTCTGAAAATCCATAATCCTCATAAGTTGCTTCTCTTGTAAGCATTGAATTCCTCCCTGTATTTCCCCTGCCACACTTTCTGCATGACAGGGAATTATTCTATGCCATCTCAAACGGGTTTCTGCCACTTGTATCTCTTCTTATCTGTGCTTCTTTCATCATCTCGTCAAACAGTGTCCTGCGGTTAATCTGAGCTGTAAAACGATAGCTTCCACCGCCGGCCTGTCGTCCTGCTGTTTCTTCCCGGACGATCTTTCTGAGTAAGGCTTCCGGTGTCTCGATGTTATTGCCCTGTTTCTGATCTCCTAAGACCGCAAGGAACTCTGATCGTGGTGGAATGACTGCGCCTTTAGCTAGATATGGAATTGTATTCACCCTCGGCAAGCTCATATTGTAATAGCCCCATCTCCGGTTACCTGTAGGACCCGTTACATCATAAGAAAAGCTGAATGCTCTTTCGATTCCAGACAGAGAACTATTAATATTTCCTATCGTGCTGTTTACTTTTCCAACAACATTATTCAATGTCCTTGTGATTCCACTGGTTGCATTTGAAATCCCATTTGCCAGATTGTTTCCCATCCTCGTTCCGATAGACTTCATCTCACGTGCCAGCCCTTCCAGGCTTCTTTCTGTATTCCGGATCATCTCAGAAATTATCTGTGCAATGCGTTCACCGGCCCATTTCCATTTATTGGTCATGGTATTGTACTGACCGGTGAAATGGCTATCTACTGTCTTCTGCATCTCTCCAAGCTTCAGATTTGCATGCTGCTTCATCTGTTCAAGGTTCTTATCCACCTCCGCTGCTGAATTGCCCCAGTTTGTCACTGTCGCTGTACTCACACCTCCAGAAGCATCCTCTGCTGCTTTCTTTACTCCTGCAAGATTAGTCTCCGCATCCGTTTTCATTTTTCCAGTTGAACTACTTACTGTCTTCTGAGCCTCAACAATACTAGAATCAACACTGCTTTTTGTCGCCTGAACTGCGGAAGGAAACTCCTGTGCCAGTTTTTTATTCAGCTCATCCAATGGGACTCCTGCTTCTTTCAAGGCATTATAGACAATATTAAAAGCATCCTGCGCATTGGCCGCTGATCCGCTTGTATTATTAAATACTTCTAAAACACCTCTGTATGTTCCTGCATACTCACTAGAAGATACACTGAGATCATATAGTACACTTCTGATTCCTTTTATTGATTCTTTCACAGTTATTGAAGATGTATCTATTGTTGAAGAGCTTTCAGAAAAACCTTTTCCCAAAGCTTGCACCTTACCTGTCATTTCTTCAACAAATGCACTTGACACTCCGGCTTGCGCTCCATATTGCTCAAGGATCTGCGTTGCTTTCTCAGCTGATACACCATATTCACCCAATTTCTGAACCATACTGTCATACATCTCACTGTTTGACTTACCGGCAGTCTCATCTGCTTCTACTAAAGCCCACAGTTCTTCTACCTGTTTGTTCGTAATTGCATCAGCTTCGCCCATCTTGCCAGCATAATCATGTAAGTATCCACCTGTCTGAGTTAAAATTCCGTTTCCGCCCTGCGCAGTTTCTACTAACTCAGCAATTTTCTTCGTAAGCATAACCGTTCCGGCAGTGACCAGTGTAATTGCACCGGCAGTCCCAACTAAAGAGCCCAAAGAAGATGCAAATGTAGCAATGCCGGATGTAGATCCAGCAAGCGCACCATTGGTCAGATTAGAAATATTTCCCGCTAATGCCTGTACTGATTCCTCTGTAATCAGCTTCTTTCCAATAGTGGTAACAAGGAATTTTGCCAGGCTTCCAATGCCCGTTATATCCGCAATCTTTACCGCGATAAACGCCTTACCCAAAAAAGCAGCTATTTTCCCTGCGGTTCCGCTTGCCTCCAAACCATCGAACAAACCACCCAGTGTCCGGGTAATCGCAGTTATTACCTGTTTCAGATGCTTCACCCAGTTGATCTGTCCCAGCATTTCACCAATCCCCTGGCCCAAAGCCTCCCAGTCTGTTTTTTCTGCCATATCAACCAGTGAACTGCATAAGCTATTCAGGAAAGCTTCCAGTTTGCGCCCATTATTCTTCCAGTCGAACTCTGAAATAAAGGTATTAATTCCTCCAGCAATGTTATTTACCAGACCTGTCCAGTCAAATCGCCGGGTAAAACTGTACAATGTGGTAAATACTCCATTCAGGCTGGTTGCCAGTGTATCAGCTATCTCACGGAAAGAAATTCTTGAACAGATCCCATTAAGACCATCCGCTATCGCTTTTCCGATTTCCAAAAATGGCAGGTTATGTACCATTCCATTAAAGATATCCCAGGCAATCATAAACCGATTTCCTATGAGCTGTCCAAGATTATTCCAGTTGACTTCCCGAACAAAGCCGGCGATTCCGGTTGCAAATTTCTTACCAAGGTTTTTCCAGTCAATTCCTGTAATCAAAAGATTCAGCGTATTTACAATCGTGTTGATACCGGCACCAACGGTCCGCCCCATCAAATCCCAGTCAATATGATCTACCAGACTGTTAAATGTTCTGGTAAATGCATTGCAGAATTTCGTTATCTTAGGACCGACCTTTTTCCAGCTGATTGCTTCATAGACTTTTTTAAGCCCCTTATTTATTCCACTGGCAATATATTTCCCAAGGCCTTCCCAGTCTTCCGATTTGATTAATTTCTTAATCTTATCCGCAATTCCTTTGATTGAATTAGCAACAGGAACCTTCTTAAACATCTGTGCCGGTGTAGGTGCTGTATACCCTCCGGTATCTCCTATGCCATTTCCATCTGCTGCTGAATCATCATTTTTATTCGATGTATACCGTTGGATTTCATCAAGAGCAGAAAGATATCCTTCTGTTTCTTTATTGGCCTTCTTGGTATTTTTAGCTGCCTGATTCGTATTTTTTGAAGTTTTTTCCAGTCCTGCTGCATAGTCTTCCTGAACACCAACTGCTTTTACAAAACTGTTCTGCCCGGTCAGTGCCGCAACGAACATTCCAACATAAGTGATCGCTCTGGAAATCATATCAATAAATCTTGACATGATCGGAGCTACCACCGTGAGGACAGGTGCAAATGCTGTAGCAAACGAGTTCTTCAGCCTCGTCATACTGGACATCAAAGACGATATTGCTGAATTGGTACTGTTAGAATACTGTGCCAGATTTTCAAATCCACTTTTTGTACCATCACTGACAGCGCTTATCGCCCGGGATACCCCTGAAAACAACAACGACATTCCCAGCATCCGGGAAAGGCTCATTCTCGACCGGTCCGTCTGCTTGTTCAGATTGAACATGTTTTCTACAGCCTTTTTCATCGCTGAAACCATGCTCTTGATAGCAGAACCAGCACTTCTTAATGCGGAACCCATATTCTTCACAACCATACCTACACGGGCAGCAGCTTTCTGCAAATTCTGCATTACCTGCACAAGTCGGCTATTTTTCTGCCGGTATTCCTCAACCTTATTCTTCAGTTTATTGTATGAAGAGTACAGCCTTCCATTTATGTGCTCCAGCTTCTGCGATTCCACATTGTACTTCTCAGCTGTGCTTTTATACGCATCTGTCGATGTAGGATCCACATAGGCCCTTCCGGTCGTCTGCATCTCTTTTTGTTTTCGCTGTAGCCTGTCAATATCCGCCCAGATATCGTCCATCTGTTTGTCAAGTTCCTGAAGCGGCGCAGAGTCTATTGAAAAGCCCATATCAAGCCATTCACGCTGTTTTGTCTCAACCTTTTCAAACTCATCTTCCAGAGCTTTTATATCGTCTTTGAGCTTTTTATATTCTTCTGTCTCGATTCTGACCTTGCTCAGTTCTTCGAGCTTTGATTTTAGCTCTGATACTTTACGTTCCTGCTTCTCGTAGTTCTGATACAGGTCCGTTATCGCTGTTATCTGCCTTTGGAAAGAACTTTTTGCTGAATCGCCCATCTTCGATACCTGCGCGGATATCCTGGTCATTCCAGCCTTTACAGCGTTCATTCCTTTCGACACACCGCCGGTATCTATCCTGGTATCAATGATAATTGAACCATCTGCCATGTTATATCTACCTCCAAACCGTTTGAGGTGTAGACATTGAATTCTATTTCCAATGCCGTTCTATACTCAGGACTATCCCGTTACCAGGACAGCCCTGTTATATGTATTTACGCTTTGCTTTCTTCTTTCGTATATTTAGCGGTATATTTTCTCACCCGCTCCTGCTGCGCCTTCTCTCTCGCCTCAAGCTCTTTCTCAATAATTCCACCAATTACAGTGATAATCTGCTCTGCAAAGGTCTCTCCGCTTTCCAGGACTGTAAACGGGCTGGTAATTTTGAAAAACTTCTCTGACACAGGAGCTCCAAACAACAGATCAATCTTCTCCCCGGCTTCCTTTTCCAGATCTGGAAGAATTTCCTCGAAGTCTTTGTCCTTGATTTTGTCATTGATTCCAGTAAAAAACGCTGCTGCCTCTTTATACCTCTTTAAAATACCTGCATCTGAAGGAATAAATCTGAACACGCCCAGATCATTTCCGTCTTGATCAGTAATCTGGTATGTCTTCGCACCGGTCTGAACTACTACTTTCTCCATTAATCCTCATCCTCGCTTTCCTGCTCTTCTGCTTTCAGCTGTTCTTCCAGCTCGTTAAGTTCTTTAATATTATCCATGCATTCAATTGCTTTATCCGCTGTAGCTTTCATGGAATTACGTACCTCATCACTTTGAACGAAATCCGCATAAAGCTCTCCGATATGTCCAGCCGCATTAGCCAGAGAACTAAATACCCCCTTCTGCAACCTCATTCTTTCCGTGTATAAACGTCTCTGATCTGAAATCTGTTTCTTTCTTCCCATGTCACTTACCTCCATTCTGTCTGTCATAAATCGCTGCCAGCTCACACACAATCACAAATAACAAAAGACCAATAACTACCACCAAAATCACCTCCGCAACAATGAAATATTACCTGTTATATATATTTTACCATCAAAGCTGACCACAGTTGTGGTACATGTTTACCACAGTTTGCACCATTTTCCATATCGTGATATGATCTTTAATGGCAATAATCCCATATTATTACTTTTTTATACTGGCAGCAGAATTACTTCTTTTGGATTTTGTTTCTAAATCCCTGACAACAGCACAAAGAAGGTCCTCACACAACCGAGAATGATGATGATTCTTCCGTAACACTTCTAATTCTTTCATCATTCCCTGCCAGTATGTATCATCTTCAGGTCTGCCCGGAGGATACAGCCTTTTGTATAGCCTCCAGCAGTCCGTGAAGATATCGTAGATCTGTTTTAATTCTTCTTTACCATCCATTAGCTACTCCTCCGGCATGATATACGCTTTTTCTCCTGCTACATACTTTTGAAACATATCATTCAACACTTCTTTTGCACGTTCTGGACTTGCATATTCCGCAATACCAAAATCACCCTCACAAATACGATTCTTGCTCACGCAACTGATATACGTCATTTTGAAATTTAAAACTCGTGTTTTATCCTGTGTCATTATTTTCATATATCATTTTCCTTTCCGGCGAATCACCGCCTATAATTATCGTTTCCCCTATGATTAAGTTACTCCTCTGTATATTTCACTAATTCAGCTCCAAACAAAACTGAATCAACATATATTTTTACAACGTTTCCTGCTTTATTTACAAGCTTCATAGTTACATTCAGCCCCCTTGAATCTGATTTCACTTCATCTACTGTAAATCCTTTCAAACTTTCTAAATCAGCTACTGAATATACCGACTGTTTCTTTAATTTTTTTGACATATATTTTTCCCTTTCCGGCGGTAAACTGCCTATAAAATCCATTACAAAATCCAACTACAGACTACAACTACAATCGTTCCAAAGAGTTTAAAGGTTTCTTTATATACCCTTATATCCCTATATTATTATCTTTTATATATTTCTTTTTATAGAATGTAGTATTTGTAGAATATGTAGAAACACTTGTAAATACTGAATTTAAGCGAACTACATTCATTCTACAAACTTCACTACAATCCATAAAAACAACCGCAAAATTACTTAATCAAACGGAAGCTCCATTTGTTCTTGCTCTGAAACAACAACAAACTCAGAATTTTCAGATTCCTCTTCTGTAGTTTTCATTGCTATTTTTCTGAAGCCTCGTTGTTGTCCATATCCATCAAATTTACGTGGGGTTTTAAGCCTTTCCCATCCCGGTATTTTAGCAACGATATTATTTATTTCTGATGCCTGCCAATTTTTTGGTGGTATGGTTTCCTTTAATGCTTCGAACCATATTTCTCTAGCACACACCTGAGTTTTCCCTTCCAAGTAGTCCAGAATAATTCCACGCTTGCCATCATCTGCCATATTTGCCTCTTGAAGTTCCTTTGCCTCTTGCATATATGCTTCTGGAAGTATCAGCTGTGGCTTCTCATTTTTCCAAATATGCACAGCCTCAGCCCAAGCCAGCTTGATTGTATCCATGATTTCTGGCACAAAAAGACTTTTTGATGGTTTCTTAACGCCTGTCTGGACAATTAGGAAACGCCTATTTCCCGTTTCATCCTGTAGGAAATCATCTTTATTGGTAGTTCCGGCGAATACACACTGTCTGTAAAATGTGTCTGCCCGCCGCTCATAAGGAATCCTGTATTTATCCTGCGTTGCGGTCAAAAACCTTTTTACACTCTCAACGCCTCCTGCAGTCCGGGCCAGTGATTTTAATTCTGCAAGTTCGATGATCCAGGATCCTGTAAGGGACTGCACCGCCTTGTCTGAATCCAAACTGTCCAAGGAGTCATTAAACCATGAATCGTCCAAAGCCATCAATTTCAGAAATGTGCTCTTGCCAATGCCCTGCGAACCCTGTAAAATAATTGTATAATCAAATTTACTTCCGGGTTTATACACTCTTGAAACAGCTCCTAACATCCATAAGCGCATTACCTGGTATGTATAATCAGAATCCTCTGCTCCAAGATATTCCGGCAGCAGGCTTCTTATATGCTCTTTTCCATCCCATGTAAGGGAATCCAGCAATTCTCTTACTGGGTGGAATTTATTCCGCATAGAAACATTTTTCAATGCATCTGCAAAGTCCTGTCGGCTTTTAAGCCCATAATCAGCCTGTATCAGTGAAAATAGGGCTGAATCATCATGACTGCTCCATGCTCTGCAATTATTCTCATTTTCCCATGGTACACTACCATATAGGTAAGGTTGTTGTGCAAACTCATTAAGGCGGATTTTCCCGGCAAAACGGCTGTCTTTATCCATAACGATTTCAAAATTATGTACAAGCTGTTTTACGCTTTTTACATTTCCATCTTCATCATAGTTGCAGTCAAGGAATTTAAAGACTAATGCCGGACCTCCTGCTACTTCGTCCTTGCTTTTTTGTATTACAGATCGTTTTTTGCCTGTATCCTGCTTCTGATCTTGCTGAACATCTGCACAAATGCTTTCTGTATCATCACCTGTTTTTATTAAATTTTTAAATTCTTCAACAGTATGTCCCGCTTCAAAATAATCGGTTATATCTGCTTTTGGCGTATTTGGCATTGGAACAATTATTTTAATGCTCTTGACTATGCCCTTTAGGTCTTTTACAACAGTAGATGCCAGTTTTCCCCCCGGCTTATCATTATCAGCTAGAACAATTACATTCGCATTTTGAAAAAGAATAGAAGCATCTGACTTCCAGTCTCCTGATCCGCCGCAGGTAACTGCTGTATATCCCTTTTCCATCAGCGTATTTACATCTTTTTCGCCTTCCGTATAAAAGACTGTCTCCTGACGATCTATCGCTTCCTGAATTGCAAAAACAGAACTACCATAAATGGCAAAAGTGTCCTTTGCTTTCTTCTCTAACTTGCATTTGATATAATCACCATTAAGCGTTCCATAAATCAGGGTCTTGTCCCATATCAAAACCTCATCGCCATTATCATCTTTTTTCTTTATCTGGTGCATTACCCGCACTTTAGTGAATGCATAGCCTAAATATTCCCCTTTGAGACTAATCAAAGAGTAGTTATAATGCTCAATATATCGACATTTTTTCTTCTCTTCCAAATAGTTAATCCAGCGCGGACGAGATGTCTCTTCATTTTCACTTGTTGAAACCTCAATCTTAAAAAAATCAACAATTTCGTCAAGTGCTTCCTTGAAGCCAACCCCTTTTATGTGAGAAAGTAAATCAAAGATATCTCCACCAACAGCACGACCAAAGTCGTAAAATGTCTGAGTATTTGGATATAATTCAATACTTGCAGTTCTTTCACCTGGAAACTTACGTTTTCCATATTCTTCTTCCAACCCTAAGTAATCCGCTACAGCACTGATAGACACAAAATCCTTTATCTCTTGGAGATTGATCAACATTCATCACTCTCCAATTCTTTCAATAAGTCCCTTGCGCTTTCCAAAGCTCTCAATGTATTTTCACCTCTATTCTCTAAAGTACGAATAAATTTTCGAATTTCCATTGTGTCTCCTGCTGCCGGAAGATAATATCCTCCTGGCGGAGTGGTGCTAGATAATATGACCTTGCCAGCCCTGCGTTCTGCTTCGATCTGCTTCTGAAGCATTCGAACGCTGGAAAAATGGCATTTCACAGTAAGGTACTCCGGTGTCAGTGCATTTTCTTTACCCGGCAGCAGGTTTTCGTATACTCCCATAGAATCACCGCCTTACTCTGAATACTTTGCTAAAATGTACTCATAGAATTTCTCAGGATTTACTCTTACAGTTCGTCCAATTCGAACTATTGAATTGGATTCTTTTGCCAAACGCATAACTGTGTTAATTCCAAGATTACTATTTTCAGCTACTTGTTGATAAGTGAGTAACCTTCCTTTTGGATTATTTGTTTTTAATGGATTCATAAATACCTTTCCTTTCATCTTGTTATTGTTGTGTTCCGTCTGAGTTTATGGTATTATATTTTAAAGATATTTTGTTCTCCTTTTATTATCTTTTTTATTTATTTCGGAGGTATTATGAGTAATATATTATCTTTAGAGAATTTTGATAAAGCACTTACACGAAAAAAATGGGATTTAAAAAAGCTAGCAAATGAATATGATAAAAAATATCCGAGTGAAAACGGAAAAACAATTTATAATACATTAAGGAAATGGCGTTCTCCAAACGGAAATCCAACATTAAATATTCTAGTGCGAATATGTGATTTATTAGAATGTGATATTGATTATTTACTTGGAAGAATTGAAGAATCTACCCATACTATAAAATCCATTCAAGAAAAAACAGGGTTATCCGAAACTTCTCAAAAAAGACTGCAGGAAATTATAAAAACACCACAAGATGGAAAAGAAATGATTGCAATACTCGATAAACTTATACAGAATCCAGCATTTTCCATTTTCCTTATCAAAGATATTAATAGATGCTATAGTAAATTTGACAATTTAAAATGGGCAGAAAATTCACCTCTTTCCAAAAATATTAAACAGAAACATGATATAAAAGAAGAAATAGAATTAAAAGATTCAGGGGACTTTCTATATGATCAATATCGTCGACGCATGTCAGATTGCCATGATTCTTATGATGCTTCGCTTTTTAGAATTCAAGGTGACTTTGGTAAACTAATTGATGATTTGATACAAAAATGTTATTATGAAAATAATCCTTATGATGAATAATAAAAAAGCACCCAATACCTCCCCTGATTCCCCTTAAGTAGATCTGGCCATTTACCTTGTCTACTTGAGAGGCATCATGTCATAAGGCATTGAGTGCTTTTATATCTTAAATCTTCTGTTCAATTTCTCCTCACCGGGGTAAAAAACGGGGTAAATTCAAAATACTATCCATTGCATCCCCTGTATTTGCGTATATTTTCATAAATAATACTGATTTCGGGAGTAAAAATCAATAAATTCCTTGACGGGATTTAGGGCAAATGTTATAAATATAATAGGACTCAGTTTGAAAAACTATACCTAGGAGGAATATTATGCCAAATATAGAGTTACTTGAAAAAGCAACCCCAGTTGCTCCGATCCGTATCGCAGCACTTGCCGGATGTCAGGATCTTGCAAAAGAGGTTGACAAGAAGCTTGTAAAATTCCGTAAAGAACTTATAGCCAAAAAGAAACCCAGCACTGTACCACAGGGATACAGCCTTCCTTCTTTCCTTGTAGAATGTGAATGTGTACGCTTCGGTACCGGCGAGGGCAAGGGTTATATCAAAGAGTCTGTACGTGGTGCCGACCTTTTTATCATGGTGGATATCACAAACTACACAGAAACTTATACTGTCTGTGGTCATGAGAACCACATGTCCCCGGACAACCACTATCAGGATCTCAAACGAATCATCTCCGCAGCTACCGGTAAGGCTCATCGTATCAACGTGATCATGCCATTCCTTTATGAAGGACGTCAGCACCGCCGTACCAAGAGAGAATCTCTTGACTGTGCACTGATGCTCAAGGAACTGAGTGATATGGGTGTTTCCAACTTCATCACTTTCGACGCACATGATCCGCGTGTACAGAACTCTATCCCGCTGAACGGTTTCGACAACTTCTTCCCGACCTATCAGTTCCTTAAGGCACTGGTCAAGGATGTTAAGGACTTCAAGCTCGACAACGATCACCTGATGATCATCAGCCCGGATGAGGGAGCTATGTCACGAGCAGTATATTTCTCAAACATCCTCGGCGTCGATATGGGTATGTTCTACAAACGCCGCGATTACTCCACTATTGTAAACGGCAAGAACCCTATCGTTGCTCATGAGTTCCTTGGCGATTCCGTTGAGGGCAAGGATGTTGTTATCATCGATGATATGATCTCTTCCGGAGAGAGTATGCTCGATGTTGCAAAGCAGATCAAAGAGCGTCACGCAAAACGTGTCTTCATCTGCACTACTTACGGTCTGTTCACAGATGGTCTTAAGAAATTTGATGAATACTACGAAAAGGGCTGGATCGATAAGGTGATCACCACCAACTTAAACTACCGCGATCCTGAACTCCTCGAGAAACCATATTACATTGAAGCAAATATGAGCAAATATCTCGCAAGTATTATGGATATCATCAACCACGACCTGTCTGTAGAGAAGGTACGTTCCAGCAACGATAAGATCATGGAGCTTATGGAGAAAGTCAATAAGTGCTGATTTATCTGCCAAATAACATTTATGGGCTGTATACCGTTTTTATCCGTACGGTATGCAGCCCATTTTCTTTGTCGATATCTTTTATTTCGTTTTCTTTATTCCCAGAAACGCTCCAAGATTTCCCCTTTTGCCATGTGATGCCCTGTGAGAAAAAAGGAACTCCGGATTGCAGCAGGTGCACAGGTTCGGAAGGGAGATATGTTCCTCTCTGATTCCCGCTTCCAGTATGATCTGATGGTTCGCCTCCCAGAGATCCAGCTGATATTTTCCGTCCGGTTTTCCATAAAACAGAGAATCCCACTGTTCTTCTGCAAAATTCTCCTTAAACTGTTCAATCACATCCTCACTAACCTCATAGCAGTCCTGGCAGATAGAAGGTCCTACTGCAGCATAGATTTCTGACGGCTCAGAGCCGAACTCTTCCTGCATTCTCCGAACAGTAACCGCACCGATTTTTGCCACTGTTCCTCTCCAGCCGGAATGAGAAAGTCCGATCGCACGATGTACCGGATCAATGAAGTACAACGGCACACAATCCGCATAAAACGTTGCAAGTACCAGTCCCGGAACATTGGTGATCATTCCATCCACATCTGTGTACGGTCTTGGCCTTGTGATGCCGTTTCCACGGTCTTTTTCTGTGACAAGGCGGACATTCGCCGTATGTGTCTGATCAGAGGTTACAATATCGTTCATATCGAAGCCTGCGGCATCGGCCATTCTCTTATAATTTTCTTTTACCGCTTCCTCTTTGTCCCCTCTGGTAAAGCTCAGATTCATAGAGGAATAAATTCCCTCACTGACACCTCCAAGTCTGGTGCTGAAGGCATGCACAAATCCGGGCAGTTTATCAAATTCCGGATAAGTAAGATAAGTCACGCCCTCTCTTGTATTTACCCGCATTTTGGGTTTCTCTTCCTGATGCCATTTTATATCTGTCATCAATATCCTCCTTCTGTGTTTTATTCACAGTAATCAAAGGCATTCCTGATCCAGTGGATCTCTTCTCCGTCGATCGCCACCACATCAAATCTGCAGGGAGGTTCTCCATATCCATAACGTATAAGATAAAACTGTGCCGCCCGGCTGATCCGGCGCTGCTTCCTGATATCAACTGCTGCTGCCGCCTCTCCCGAGATCGCCGTGGCCCGGTATTTCACCTCCACGAATACAAGATAGTTTCCATCCCTGGCTACCAGATCGATTTCTCCGCTCCGGCAGAAAAAATTCCTCTCAAGAATCCTTACTCCCTGTTTTTCCAGAAAGGCAGCCGCCTGCTCTTCATGACGACTGCCTGTTTTACGTCTGTTAATACGCTGTCTCTCTTTTCTTTTTGTGTGTCGGTATCTTTTGTAAGAAAGTCTGGCATATGGTTTTAAACCACACGCCGATTATACAAAATGCGTAATAAAACTTGCTCTGTGGATCGGGGTTGGTCCGTATTTTTTGAGTGCCTCAATATGCTCAGCGGAACCGTATCCCTTATTGGATGCAAATCCATATCCGGGAAGCGCACTGTCATATTCGACCATCATCCTGTCCCTTGTTACCTTTGCAACGATGCTGGCCGCTGCAATGGACGCGCTTTTGGCATCTCCCTTGATGATTGGAACCTGCGGGATCGTTACTCCCGGGATCGTTACCGCGTCATTGAGAAGAAGCTGCGGAGTGACCTTCAGTTTACTGATAGCTTCCCGCATTGCCTCATAGGTCGCCTGCAGAATATTAATCTCGTCAATCCTCTGCGGACTTGCCATACCAATACCTACCGCTATTGCTTTCTCCATGATAACATCATAAAGCTCTTCTCTTTTGTTCGCAGTAAGTTTCTTTGAATCATTCAGATAGAGGATATCGTGATCTTTCGGAAGGATCACTGCACAGGCTACTACAGGACCTGCCAGCGGGCCTCTTCCCACCTCATCAATCCCGCAGAGATATCCCAGATGTTCATATTCATGCTCGTAGTGCATCATTTCTTCCATGCGGAGCTTTTCCTTCTGGATGTTCGCAAGCTTCTTCTGATACTGCTGAATAATCTTCTGCACCCCGCTTCGTTCATCATCCGCATATTCCTGACAGAGTCCGTTCCACTGCTCTTCAGCTGCCGCGGCAAATTCCGCCTTGATTTCACCGATCTTTTTCATCTGCTTTTACCTGCTCTGCCCATTCAAGAGTAATTCGTCCGATCTTGCCGCCACGGAAATCGTCAAAAATCAGTCCGGAGGCTTTGACATAATCCAGTTCTTCTCCTCGTTTCAGGCAGCCTCTTGCCTTTGCAATTGCTTCCAGAGTTTCAAGCGGCGTGCCCTCCTCGGAAATCCCATAGCGTTTCTCAAGAAAGCCCGGATAATCCTTCTTAAGCTTCTCCAGAAGCCAGAGGGCCAGTTCTTCGATATTCAGGATATCATCCTTGATGGAACCAACGCAGGCCAGACGGATGCCGACCAGCTGGTCCTCGAATTTCGGCCAGAGAATTCCCGGTGTATCCAGAAGCTCTACATTCTTATTCAGGCGGATCCACTGTTTTCCCTTTGTCACGCCAGGCTTGTTTCCGGTTTTGGCGCAGGCCTTCCCTGCAAAGGTATTGATAAACGTAGACTTCCCTACATTTGGGATACCTGCCACCATGGCACGGATCGGACGGTTTTTGATTCCTCTTCTCCTGTCACGCTCAATCTTTTCTTTGCATGCTTCCTGGATCACATTCTGGATCGTCTTCATTCCTGCCCCGTTACGCGAATCCACCTTCACCACATAAAATCCCTTGCTCTGAAAATATTCTTTCCAGGCCTCATTCTGTCTCTCATCTGCAAGATCTGCCTTGTTCAGAAGTATCAGACGCGATTTATTCTGTCCAAGCTGATCTATATCCGGATTTCTACTGGAGAGCGGCACTCTGGCATCCACCAGTTCTATGATCAGATCGATCAGCTTTAAGTCTTCCTGCATCTGTCGTTTTGCCTTGGTCATATGACCAGGGTACCATTGTATATTCATATCTGTCCTGACCTTTCGTATTTATTCATCTTTCGTAACTGTTCAGTACCCTCACAGTTACGAGTCAAAATGCATTCCAAAACACCTCGCGGGATACTACCTTCTGAATAGTTACCATCTTTCACAAAAACCAAATTTCTCAAACGGAGAGCAGGTGAACCACAGCTTTCCGACAATATAACGCTTATTTACATTTCCGATATCAGAATAACGGCTGTCTTCACTGTTGTTGCGATTATCGCCCAGAACAAAATACTGCCCCGATTCCAGTGTAACTGTAGTGGAAGCAAGTCCCGGATTCGTGATCTCCGGAAACTGTCCGGCCTCCTGATACTCTTTGCCGTCAATCAAGATCTTTCCGTCAGAAATCTGTACCGTCTCTCCCGGAAGTCCGATCACACGCCGGATATGAAGTGCCGCATCATCACTGGCATTTGTTCTGAAAACGATCAGATCTCCTCTTTCCGGTGATGAAAATTTATATACTGCTTTATTGATAAAGAAACGATCACCGACAGAAATTGTCGGTTCCATTGAATTTTCCTGCATGGTCACAGTCTGAAACAACATGAGTGCCACCACTGCTGCAAACACCAGTGTTACCACAATCTGAAAGATCCACTTCAGAATTCCGCGAATCTTTCTGTCTTCCAGTTTTGCCTTTAATTCAAGAACCTTTGAGTGTTCTTTCCAGTTCTGTATATTCATATCTGCTCTCTCCCATAATGGAAAAGAGGGACAATAGCTGTCGTTATTGTCCCTGCTTTTAAAACATTTGAAATTTTCAGATAAAACACATTATCTAACGCGTTCTTTAACCTTTGCAGCTTTACCTACGCGGTCTCTCAGGTAGTTCAGCTTAGCACGGCGAACTTTACCCTGACGGATAACTTCTACCTTAACAACGTGTGGGGAATGAAGCGGCCATGTCTTCTCAACACCAACACCGTTGGAGCTCTTTCTTACTGTGAAAGTTTCTCTTGTGCTTCCACCCTGTTTCTTAAGAACAGTTCCCTCGAAAACCTGAACTCGCTCACGGTTTCCCTCTTTGATCAGAGCGTGTACTCTTACTGTGTCACCAACGCGGAACTGCGGTACTTCTGCTTTTAACTGAGCAGACTCAATGTTTTTGATAATGTCGTTCATTTTATTCTCTCCTATTCTTATCTGGATGTTCTTAATACATGACTCTGTAACAGAGGACCATCTTTTTTACAACGAAAATAAGTATACTATAAAAATATTCCGATTGCAAGCAGTTTTTTATTTTATGTTTAATTACCGGATGCAGTATCGGAAGCAGTGGTCGCATCGGAACTGCTCAAAATCTGATTCAGCTCATCGATCATCTCTTCGTCCTTCAGACGGAACTTGATCTCAACACGTCTGGAAGCATCCTTATCTACATTTCCATCTGCATCCAGAACCGGATTTGCCATGGAATGTCCGTTTACCGTCAGATAATTCTGAAGATTTGCCGATTGAGTGGAATCCAGAAAATTCCCCTGAATATCCAGAAGATACTGTGCCACAGCCAGGGATCTCTGCTGGGACAGCTGCAGGTTGTAGCTGTAGTCTCCGTCCGTATCGGTATAACCGTCAATGATGATCTCTGCAAGATATTTCATATAATCATCCTGCAGAAGCACCTTACAGTAGATCGGAAGGATCTGTTCCAGTGCCTGTTTGCCGGCATCGGTCAGCTCCGCCTGATCATAATCAAACATAACGCTGGCCTCCAGTGTCAGTGCACCTGTCTGTGCATCAATATCCACACTGATATTGTTCCTGGAAAACTCATTCTTCAGAGCCTCTATAACATCTGCCTTGACACCAATGATCTGATCGATCTGTGCCTGCTGGTTCTTAAGCTGCTGAGTCTTGGTATCCAGTGCAGACTGCTGGCTTTTGAGTGTGGCTTCCTGTTCCTTAAGCTTGGCAGCCAGTGCGTTCAGCTGCTGTTCCTGTTCCTCAAGCTTCTCCTGCTGGGTCTTGAGCTGCTCGTCCTGATTCTTAAGCTGCTCGTCCTGATTCTGGATCGTTCCTTCCTTCTCATTCAGGGCATTCTGCTTGTCAAGAAGCTGCTGTGTGTATTCCTCCTGAAGTGCGATCTTGTCGTCTCTCTCCTTAATGCTCTCGTTGTAGCTTTTCTGAGCCTGAAAAAGAGTCACACACATCAGCAGTACAAAGAGAAGAAGAACTCCCGCCATCATATCAGAATAGGAACGCCAGACATTAAATCCGTTGTTTTCTGATTTTTTCTTTCTGCGCATTTGTCCTCCTATCTGAATATACCAAGCTTACCTTTCTGTGTCCCTTTGGTCAGTTCACGTAAATTTCTGTTGAGTTCTTCAAGCAGTAACTGCTGCTGTTCTCCCTGCTGTTCCAGAAGTTCTTCCAGTTTATCGAAAGACTGTTTCTGTGTCAGCTGACCGGAAGAAAGGGTCACAGTCTTATCACTTCCTGCTGCCGAAATATCTGCAAGAAGACGGCGGACCTGATCCATCGTCTTGTAAGACAGCTTCTGATAATTCATAAACTCCTGAAGTCTTGCATCAAATTCCGCAACCACCTGACGGTTTGCCTGTGCAAGCTCTACATTACGCCTACCCGCTGCGGAAATGCGATCCATTCCCTGTGCAGCAGCCTCGACATATTTCTGCATGGTCTGGTTGCACGCAACCCAGAATTTCGCAGAAGAAGCTTCCGCTTCCTTGAGATAATCTGCAAGATGCTGGTAATCTGCCTGCTGTTCCTTCTGGATCGTCTGATTATCCTTAAGAATGCGGTCTGCCCTGTCGAGATATTCCTTCTGTGCCATACTGGTATCCTCCAGCATGGTACGCATATTACGCTCATGCTCCGTATATGCCTCACTGAGCTGTCTGCTCATAGACTGATAGAGATTTGTCGTGTAGTTGGCATTGTCTGTCTGAGCGTCTTTAAGCTGGGTAAGTGCCCTGCCAAAATCCTCAAACTGTGCTTTGAAAGAAAGATTCATTTCCTTCAGGAAAGTATCCAATATCTCCCTGATCGCATCCTCCTGGCATTTCGTCACAGAAGATACCAGCACATCCAGAGAATCGTTCATCTTCTGGAAGGTCGGCGTGATAACCTTTTCAAAGCTGCCCGCCATCTGTACAGAGAATTTCTCTGCCATCTGCTCCATGGCTGCGGTCTGATTCTTCTGGCTGGAAACCAGGATATTCATAGATTCACTCTCTGCTGTCGGCATGACATATGTATGGAATCGATCCAGGAATTTCTGAAGACTCGCTGTCATTGAAGAATACTCTGACCTCATGCCGCAGGTATAGACGATCGACATCGCAATACCATAAATAGAAGTCAGAAACGCTACCTTGATACCGTCTACCAGAGAAGCAACCGATGTTGTCATTGCCTCATAGTTGGTAGGTTCAAAGTTCTTAAGTCCCCACACAAGTCCTACGAAGGTACCAAGGATACCAAGACTTGTAAAAATATCCGGAGCCATTTCCAGAAGACGCTTGTGGACATGTTCATCCATATCATCTCCATTCAGATACTCCTCGATATCACCGATTCCCTCATGACTCTGTGAGATCGCATCCGTAAAAGCCTGCATCTTCTCATCAAGATATCGCTGATGAAAGATACCATTCAGTGCAGAAACTTTATCTGCATCAACCTTTCCCGGAGACTGAAATACATTTCTGATCTCATCTGCCGCATCGCTCAGTGCCCTGGAAAGATCATTCATACGGAACATTCCGCCAAACATCCCGGCAATATAGGTAACTGCCATGATCCCCAGAAAGCAGAAGTTATAAATCAGTATACTGGCAGCTCCGCGGCCAACATAAAGGGTCATTCCGACAGCCGCTGCTACAACTGCCAGAAAAAGCATTACGTTTAACACCTTTTTTCTCATAAGCAACCTCCTTATTGTCTATTATCATATCATACCATTTTTTGACGAACAAGCTGTTTTCTCTACTTTACTAAAAGCCTCACAATTTGAACACATTTCAGGCAGCTCACAGACCGTACTCTGATCTGCAAAAAAGACAGCCCGGAAACCTTGTCATAAAAGATCTCCAGCCTGTCTTATCTGTTTTATTTACGCATATACTTTATCTTCTTCCAGAAGGACTGCCTGTCCGTTCTTAACCTCAACGACATTCACGCTGCAGTTCGGAGGCACGCATCCATGCCAGAAATTCTCAGGATCCTGATACACATTCTGCAAAAGTGCTCTTACCGCACATCCGTGGGAGGCGATCAGAATTGTTTTGTTCAGGAGGGAAGGATCATGAATCTTTTCGTCCCAGAAGTCCTTCGTCCTTGCAAGAATATCTGCAATGTTTTCTCCGTGCTTTGGGCGTTTGAACTTCCATGGGTCCGTAAAAAACTTCTCCATCTCCGGATTCAGATACTCATGTGCATCATTAAAGCAGATCACGCCCTCCAGTTCACCGAAATCGATTTCCTGGATCCTTTTGTCCTCAATAACGGGTACTTCTCTAGCCTGACCGTCAAGGATCAGTTCTGCCGTCTTTCTGGCTCTCGCAAGGGGACTGCTGAAGCAGAGATCAAACCGGACATCTTTCAATGCTTCTCCTGTTTTCTCTGCAAGCAGGATACCATTTGGAGCGAGCGGGATATCTGCCGCCCCCTGCACCTTGTGAAGCTTGTTCCACACAGTCTCCCCATGTCGTACCACATAAAGTTTCATCAGCTTCTCAACTCGATTCCAAGAGCAGTAAGACCATTCAGGATCTTCTTCATTGCTGCTGTGATCTCAGCCTCTTCCAGAGTTTTTTCGTGATCGCGGAATACCACAGAGTATGCCATGGATTTGTATCCTGCCTTGATCTGTGCTCCCTCATAAATATCAAACAGCTGATAGGATTCGAGAATTTTTCCGCCTCTCTGTTCCAGAACGTCCTCGATCTGACCTGCGAGAACGTGCTTCGGAACAACCATGCTTAAGTCACGGGTAACTGCCGGATATTTTGCGATTCCGGTAAATTTATGGTTGAATCCGCAGAATTCAAGGATATCCAGAATGTCGATCACTGCAACATAAGTTCTGTCTCCGATTCCATAATTATCAGCAACGAGCGGATGTACTTCTCCAAGATATCCGACCACCTTGCCTTCATAGATGATGTTTGCCTGTCTGCCCGGATGCAGGTAGGTCTTGTTGCTGTCCGGTGTATAATGAACCTTTTTCTTCATTCCGGATTTCTCGAAGAATTCTTCGATCACACCCTTCATGTCAAAGAAATCTCCGGCTCCGTACATACCAAGAGTGAAGTGTACTCTTTCATCCGGAAGTTCTGTCAATGGAAGTGCCTTTGGCAGATAAACCTTTCCGATCTCATAGAGACGGACAGCCTTGTTTCTTCTGTTATAGTTTATCGCCAGGGAAGAAAGCATTCCATGCAGAGTTGTAGTACGCATGATACTGTAATCTTCTCCGAGCGGATTATTGATTGTGATCACTTTGCGAAGTTCACTGTCCTCCGGGATACGAAGCTTGTCGAATACCTTCGGGCTTTCGAAAGAATAGGTCATTCCCTCTGAGAAGCCGCAATATTCTGCGATATCTCTTGCCACATTTTCAATGCGGAGTTTAAACGGAAGTTTTCCTGTTGTAGCTTCTCCGGTCGGAAGTGTTGTCGGGATTTTGTCATATCCGAAGAATCTTGCAACCTCCTCTGCAACATCTGCCATGCAGTGGATATCCTGGCGGAAGGTAGGTGCCACGATCTCGTTTGTCTGAGGATCCAGTGTCAGTTCCACCTTTGCAAGGTATGCAAGCATCTCCTCTTTTGTGAGATCTGTTCCAAGAAGTGCATTGATTCTTTCCGGCTCAAACGGTACTCTGGAAGGCTCTCTGGTCTCATTGCATACATCTACACAGCCGCCAACAACCTCGCCGGCTCCCAGTTCTTCCATCAGCTGGCAGGCACGGTCGATCGCTGCTTTTGCATTGTTCGGATCAAGACCCTTTTCGAATTTACCGGAGGCATCGGTACGAAGACCGATTCTCTTGGAAGAAAGACGGATGTTTGTGCCGTTAAAGCAGGCAGCTTCAAACAGAACTGTGTGTACATCATCTGTGATCATGGAGTTCTCACCACCCATAATTCCGGCGATACCGACTGCTTTCTTTCCATCACAGATCATCAAAACCTGATCGTCCATCTCACGTTCCTGACCATCCAGAGTCACGAATTTTTCTCCTGCTTCTGCACGGCGGACCACGATCTCCTTACCTTCAATTCTGTCCAGATCATACGCATGCATCGGCTGTCCAAACTCTTCCATTACATAGTTTGTGATATCCACAAGGTTGTTGATCGGGCGGATTCCGTTGGAAGCCAGACATCTCTGCATCCATTTCGGAGACGGTCCGATCTTGATGTTTTTGACAACTCGTGCTGTATATCTCGGGCAAAGCTCCGGATCCTCTACCGTAACCTTAATATAATCAGATGCTTTCTCATTGTTTCCGGTTTCTTTTACTGCCGGAGGGATGAATTTCTTATCAAAAGTAGCTGCTGCCTCTCTTGCAATTCCAAGTACTCCATAGCAGTCTACACGGTTGGATGTGATCTCATATTCAAATACAACATCATCAAGGCCAAGTGCTTTGATCGCACTTTCGCCGACAACTGCATCCTCCGGGAAGATATAGATGCCGTATTCCGGTGCTTCCGGATACATTTCTCTTGTGCTTCCCAGTTCTTCGATGGAGCACATCATTCCATAGGATTCGATTCCTCTGAGCTTTCCTTTTTTGATCTTAATCCCGCCAGGAGCTGCTTTGCCGTCATGGCCGCCTGCAACACGTCCGCCATCTAAGACAACCGGTACCTTGTCTCCTTCTTTGACATTCGGAGCACCTGTTACGATCTGAATAGTTTCTGTTCCGACATTGACCTGACAGATGATAAGCTTATCTGCATCAGGGTGTTTTTCTATTTTTTCAATCTGTCCGATCACAATCTTTTCAAGGTCAGCATCCAGTTTCTCGAAGCCTTCTACCTTTGTTCCTGACAGTGTCATGGCATCTGTGTATTCCTGGGCTGTTACATCCAGATCCGGCACATACATTTTAATCCAGGACAT